AGACCCGTCCTCGTTGGTGTTCCCGGTATGCCCCACGGTGAAGTGCGTGTTTGTCGGTTCCGTGTCGCTCCACCCCGCGCTCGACGCGACCAGCGCATTGTCGAGGTTCGGATAGACCAGCTTGGTGGCACCGAGGGCGGAATGGTAGGCCATCCAGTTCTGGCCGTTGGTGGTGATGTTCTTGACGATTATCAACTCGGGAACGCCGCCACAGTTGTGGGCGAGCTGCTTTCCGGCAATCCCGTCACCAACATAGGGCACAATATCGAACCCGAACTCCGGCCCGCGCTTGAGGCAGAAGTCCACATACGGCCTGCTGTCGCCGTAGTTGACAAAAGTGGAGCTCCCCATGGTGTAGCCGTCAGCCGCGAACGCCTTCAATGACTCGGCGTCCGTCCGGTCAGCGTCTGCGCTCTGCATCGCCAGCCAGTGCGTTGCGCCGCGGCAGGTGTCGAACACGCCCCACGAGGTGGCCGCGTCCCGCCCCTTGGTCAGCACGAAGTCCGGCGCGAAGCCGAGGCCGCTCACCGTGGCGTCCGCGCCCGTACCGCTGCGAAGCACGATGTCCACGCCCTTCGCCGGGTCAAGCGGCTCCGGCTCGGGGAGGTTCGCGCTGGACAGCGGGCTGTAACCCACGGGCGGCCCGTAGGCGAAGCCCGTTGCGCCGAAGTTGACCGTCTGTGCGCCGCCGTTGGCGCTGGCAAGATGCAGCAGTATCTCCCGATCGTCGGTGGAGTACGAGCCTGCGTGAATGACAGCGTTGTTCAGCCGCACTTCAAATTGATCATTTTCTGTATCGAGTAGCAGACCAAGCACATCACCCCCCGACCAAGCGGAGAATGTACCAACACTGGCCCCGTCGACCACAAGCGTCCCGTCAGCGCGATAGTAAAACGGCTGGTCGCCATTTCCCGGCTGACGCAGCCCGATAAACGCACTGCTGCTTCCGGCGTTTCCCGCGTCGGTTTTGGATTCGATATACCACTTGCCCGGAGGAATCAGATGCGTGCTGTACGACTCACGTCCGCTGGTGCCGCCGACGGACGCGGTTGTGTTTCCGTTTGCATAGGACACTGCCGAATCCGAGGTCGTTGCCGGATTCAGCGTGGAGTAGTTGTCCGTCGGCGTGTCCAGTGTCTGCACAGGGCTGCCGTTCACGGTCCAGTGGTTGCCGTTGCCGGAGACGTCCCGGCCGAGGTTGGCGGCATCGGCGAAGTCGAGATGACTGCCGCCTGCGCTGTACTCTCCGGCATAGACGCGAGGCGTCCAGAGGGTGGACACGGTCGGCGAAACCGAGCCGAAGGGGTCGGCGGTCGTCCGGTCCACGGCGTGCAGGTCGGCGTAATATCCGTGCGAGGACCCGCAGAGCGCGATCAGCAGGTTTTCCAGCAGTTCGTGAAAGGACGTCCCGACGCTGCCGCCGTATGCCTGCGGCGTGCCGTCATTGATTTTGTATGTGACAGTAGAACCGGTTTTTTCGATGCGCAGATGGTAATGCCCGCTCATGTCCATAAGCGGCGCAAGGCTGGCAGCGGTGGGCTTGAACCAGACGGAGATGACCGCATCCGTGCCGAGGGCGGGCGAGGCGGAAAAGCCGTTCTCCACGAGCGCGGAATGCCCGATGTGGCATGGAAACACGGGCCGTACGCCGCCCAGGCCGGTCAGGGGATGGATGATCGGATCAAACATCAGGCCACCGCCTTGAAGTCCTGCAGGGCCGTGCCGCGCAGCACGCCGCCGCGCTCGACGAAGGTGACCACGTCCTCGGCGCCTGGCTCGGGCGTCACCGCCGGGGCCGCGCCGCCGGGCCAGCGGATGGACGCGGGCCAGGCCACGGACCGACCGCCGGTGGCGTCCTGCACCAGCGTCAGCTCGCCCGGCCCGGGGTTGATGATGGTCATGGCCGTCACGTCTTCGGTGAGCGTCAGCAGCGCCCGGGGTGCGGCGGCCATGTCCCACGTCACCGTCCCGGCGTCGATGACCAGTGCGGTCTGCTCGTATTCCTGCGGCGCGGTCCAGAGGTTGGGTGATGCCATGCGGGCCCGTGCATCAAGCGCCGATTGCAGCCCCTGCACGTCCATTATCTGCAACCCCGCACCGGCCTCGGCCAGAGAGTGGGCAATCTGGACGGACTGTTCCGCGGGCGAGAGTACCGTACCGAGCAGACGGGCGAACTCGCGCCAGACCCCGGCAGACTCGTCCCAGCGCAGCACGAGCTTGTCGCCGGGACCCTGCAGAACAAGGTCGGCAGCATCGCGCAGGCTGATGTTCCCCGCCGCGTGCCTGACCGTGATCGCATCCCCGTCGCGAATCGGGGAGAGCAGAACGCGACGGTCGTCCGTCGGTTCGGCGGCGATATCCGTCAGGGCATCTGTGGTCTGGGACTCGGGTGACTCGGGCAACAGGTAGCCCTGTCCCGAGGTCACGGTGATTGCTCCGGCGGCAATATCCTCGAATGATGCTCCGGCATCGACGAACCAGCCCGGCAGCCAGACGCCCCCGGCGGCCTGCACGGTGCCGGGGCCGGAAAAGACCCGCGAGTCGGTCCAGGCCCCGAACTGGCCCGACACCTGAAGATGCGCGCCGGGACCGATGAACAGGCTCGCGCCGGGCGTGGCCAGCACTGCGCTGGCTGTCGGAATGGTCAGGTCCTCAGTCAGGGCGTAATCGCCTTCTGGCAGGCTGAAGCGCCCGGCTTCGCCCAGCTCGGCAACGGCCGCGAGAAACATGGCTGAAAAGTCCATGGCTGCCGGCTCGTCCCATCCCTGCAGGTTGACCAGATTGAGCAGCCCCTTGCGCAGGGTGTCCTTGTCCGGGCGCTGCCCCACGGTCAGAATGTCCATGACGTGTTTCACGGTATCCTCCTAGGTGACCACGGCGCTGACGGCCACGCCGTACTCACTGCGGTTTTCGGTTTTGTCTTCGGTGCGCACCCAGTAGTAATAGGTGCCGGACGTCAAATCGCTATCTGTCCAGCCGGCGTTTTCGCCGGGCAGGGAGTAGACGAGCCCCGCCAGCTCGGCCGCGGCATAGTCGTCGGCGGTGTGCCGGTAGACGCGGCTGCGCTCAAAGTCCTCGTCCATGGGGCATATCCACGTGATGGTTGCCTGGCCGCTGCCGCCGGACGCAGCCAGTTCCTCCACCGGCGACGGCGGCGTGCTGTCCGCTCCGTTGGGGGCCTCCACCTCCGGAGCCTCGGGCATGTCCTGTTCATCCACCTCGGGATCCCACTGGTAGGCGCGGTCGTCATCCTGCTGGAGCGTGAGGTCCACGCCGAGGCCGTCGTCCGCCAGACGCCATTCGGCAATGCGGTACTTGGCGCCCCCTTCCCAGCACTCGGGCAGATGCAGGTTGACCGGCTCCCCCGGCACCAGCGGCAACAGGGACAGGTTCCCCGGAAAATCGACGGTGGACTGGAGGCGGTGCCGCTCCAGATACATCTTGGCCAGCCGCTGCGCCGTGGCGGGGTAGCGGGTAAACGGCAGATCGAGCTCGGTGTAGATCACGTGCCCGCCGTCCTGCTGCACGTATTCGTCGTTGGTCACGAACGGGTAGTCCGTGGGCTGCCACTTCTGTTCGACGCAGATGAACGTTCCGCGCACCGCATTGAACAGGTCCGTCCTGTTGCGGCGCGGCTGTACGCTCACGCTGGCGCGCGCCATGCTCTGGCGCACGTCGGCCACCACGGGGCTTGCCGAGGCAACGCGCAGATTCCATCTGCCGCCGGCCACGTCGAGTGATCCCCCGCAGGAACTGAGCATGTCGCTCAGAATCTGGAAGGGTTCGCCTTCGGTATCCACCACGCCGTTGCAGGTGTACCGGGGCTCCGTGCCGCCGTTCTTGAGGGGCACTTCCTCGTCGCAGATGTTGGCGGCCGCGCGGAAGGAATCTTCGTTGATCCGATCCGGAGGCACGCCGTAGCCGCCCAGCTCTTCGGGCGTGAGCAGGTAGTCGCGGATGCACAGGGCCGCGTTCTCGGTCCACAGGGTGGAGCCGCTGCGGGGGTCCAGCACCTTGCGGCCGCGATAGACCACGGTGGGGTTCGGGATGCCGCCGGGAAACATCTTCTGATCGTAGACCAGCTTCAGCGCAGCATAGGCAATGCCGCGCATCCGGTGGTCCACGGTCCACTTGCCGTCGCATTCGTCCATGAACCGCTGGTTCGCGGTCTGGTCCGGGGCGCCGAGGTGGAAGTCGCAGAAGACGTGGGCGCTGCCGTCCTTGAGCCACCGGCTGTTGGTGGCGGCGCCGTCCTCGCTGAGTTCCACGAGCTCGTCGTCGAGGTACAGCTCCTCGACCGCGTCGATTTCCCCGGCGGCAAGGGGAAAGATGATGTAGAGGTTCTTGTTCTTGTCGCCGTTGGAGTGGATGAAGGTCATGGGGCCGGACGTCCGCACGCGTCCGTAGGCGTATTTCCAGCTCGTGACGGGCTGGCGCACCATCTGCGACATGCCGCCGCCACGTTCGTTGAAGCTCGGCATGTCCATGCTCGGCTTCTTGCCGGAGCCGAGCAGGGCGGAACCGGCAAACGTGACCGCCGCCGTGACCACCCCGCCCACAACGGCGGAAAGGACCGCGCCCGAAACCGCGGACGCGGCAGCGGTCCCGGCCACGGACGCGGCCACCGCAATGACTGCGCCGCCCATCTAGCCGACCCTCCATGCGCGAAGCGTCAGCGCGCCGGGCAGCATGGCCACTCCGGCGGGCAGGGCGGCCACGGCCACCTCAGCCCCCATGCAGATGCCGAAGCTGGGGGTGCCGTTTGTCTGCCGCAGAAACACCGCGTCGCCGCGCCGGGCATACGCGGGCGCAACCTCCGGCGCGTTCAGATCATGGGCGATCCGGGCCATGGCTTCTTCAAGCCCCCCGTCGCAGAACCGGCGAAGCGACACGACCGCCCCGTGCCTGTCGGAATAGCGGCCCCGGAACCACTCGGCCGGGTCCACGCCCGTGATGGCCTCGATGGCATCGCACGCGAACAGGCAGCAGTCGTGCTCGCCCCATCGGAACTGCGCCGTGCTGCGGGACTCCACGAACGAAACGAGGCGGGCCTCCCAGTCCGGACGGCGAATCAGTCGTACTTCTGTTTTCCCCATAGCACCAATATCTCCTGTAGCGATGAAACAAACTCCAGTCCCTTGTCCCCGGGCGCGCGTTCGCGCAGATCCACGTCGGAGTAGTGGCGCACGCGCGGGCGTGTGAGCGAGGCAAACTCGTGCTCGGCAGACAGGCTCACGGTTATCCCGCCGCCGTCCAGCGTGATCGTCGGGGCGTCCATGCGTCCGAGCCACAGGCTCACTGGATCCGGCACCAGTGCCCAGTCCTCGGTGAAGACCGCGTAGAAAAACTCCACGGCCCGCCCCTGATAGTGCTGCGTGAAGGTGGTCGAGATCGTGTCGAAGAGCGGAGCGCCCGTCTCGTCCTTGAGCGGGATGCCGCTGAGGCTGATGTCCACGGTCTGGCTCTTGAGGTCCAATGTGTCGGTGATGCCCGACACCCCGCCGAACTGGCCCACGCCGTGCCAGACGTGGCCGCCCCAGTGCAGGGAGCCGACACCGGACCATGCGCGGACGGGATCGTCGGGAAAGTCCAGGTACACGAGCAGCGCGGGGAACACGGTGCCGCCGGCGATATGCGCTTCGACCTCGGGACTCATCAGGCGGGGCATGGGACCTCCTGGTGGAATTCGAGTTGGAACGAACTGAACAGGCCGGGCTCGGTGGGGTTGCGTGCCAGCTGATCATCCTTGGCGCGGAACACACCCGTGCAGCCGCTCCAGCCGACGACCTGACCGGAGGCCAGCGGGTACGTGGCCGGGATCGTGGGGCGCACATGCAGCAACCCTGCGCCCCATTGGTCGGTATTCAGGTCGCGGGTGAGGATGTGCAGTCGATTCTCTCCGAACTGCACGTAGTCCCCGGCCAGCAGCAGACCGGGAACCGAGGGCATCCAGCCCGCCGACGGGACCACGCTGCCGTACACGTTTTCGGTGACACGCGGCGGCAATGGCGGCATGTCCAGAAAGTGGGTGTCGTCCGTGAAGCTCGTACCGTCCGCGAACGGGAACAGGAACGGGTCGCGGATGCGTCCGGCAGGGGTGAAGCGTCGAAAATCCGGAATCCGGATGCGTCCCGCACGCCCGCCCAGCTCCGCCAGCAACGCGTCGAGCCGGGCGCTTGTCCGCCGGTTTTTGCGGGAAAAGCGCATGACGCAAACCCAGCGATCGCCGGGCAGAACGTACACCTGCTGCTGCCGCGTGAACGGGCTGGTGTTTTCGGCGGTGTGCGGCTCCAGCCAGAATTCGGAGCGGGAGGGGCGCAGGTCTGCGGGCCAGTCTATGATCATCCTATCCTCCCATCGCCCAGCGGCGTTTACCGGGGTCTGTGCGCAGCCGCTTGAGGGCCAGCTCGGCACCGTCCCGGGCGGCCCGATTGCTGGCCGCCTGAATCAGGGCCATGTTTTTTTCGGACACGTCGCCCGCGACATGCACGCTGGAGTCGATGTTGAAGACCACGCCGCCCCCGCCGCCCGAGCCGCGAATGGTGACAGGGATGGTGCGGCCGTCCGGAAGCGGCACATGCGCCTCCTTGCGGTAGCGACCTTCGGAGACCCATGCCAGCTGCGGGCCGACGGAGACGCCGCCGTTGGCGTAGGCGGCATCCGCTCCGGCGAGCTTGGTGGACTGGTTGCCGCCCTCGGAGGCGTCGCCACCGCTGAACAGGTCCCCGAAAAAGCTGCCCACGCCGGAGGCAAGGCTGCGGGTCAGCGGCTTCATGACGTTGATGCGAAATATCTCCTGCGCCACCTGCTTCACCAGATTGGTCAGGTCGCCCAGATCGCCCTTCATATTGAAAACCATGTCGGTGCCGAGCTGCTCGACACGGCGGAACGCTCCTTCATAGACGTCCGCGATGCTTTCCGCTGCGGTCTGTGAATAGCGTTCGTAACGGGACGCCCCGAGGATGAGCCCGTCAATCATGCTGTCCGACTCCGCCAGCTGCATTTCATGCTGACGCTTTTGCGCTGCGGCCCGTTCGTCCTCAATCTGGAGAATCTGCTCGGAAGCCCAGCGGTTCACCTTCACCTTGTCGGCCCCGGCCTGCTCAAAGCGCTTGGCTTCATCCTCGATGAGCTTCACTTCGTAATCGTATCTGCCCAGAGACATGCGCTGATACTCGACATTGAACTCGGCCAGCACCTGCTTGCGCTGCTCCAGCGCGGCCTTCTGTGCGGCCAGCGCGCTGGCGCTCGGTCCGGACCTATCGGCGTCGGTGCGATTCAGCGACGGATCGGGGGGAGGGTCGTTGGTCGGGGCGGGGGTGTCCCTGTCCGCCTCCCCGCTGCTGTTGTCCAGCACACGGAAGTCATGTTCGGCCTGCCGGCGTTCTTCACCGGCCTTTCGGCGCATTTCGGCCAGCCTGTCGGTCAGGCGTTTGATCCGCGCTTCCGACTCAGCAATCTGCTTGCGGATGGCGGGGCCTTGGGTTTCCAGAGACTGGCCGCTCAGCTCGGCCAGCCGCTTGCGGCGGTTGGCCAGAAAGTTCATCTCCTGCCGCATGACGGCGCCCAACTTATCCCGGTCCGTGACCTTCTTGCCCTCGTCAAAGGTGTCCTTGATCTGACCGATGGCAGCGGAGACAAGCACGATGGCGGCGCGGGCCTTGGCCCCGCCGACGATGGCGCCGATGAGGCCGATCTCCTGCACCACGTCGGGCAGCTGGTTCCACCCCGTAATGGTTTTGTCGAACACCTTGCCCACGATCTCGGCAAAGTCGCCGGCGTGGCGGGCTGCACCGCCGAGCGTGGTCACGAGCTTGTCGCCGTGCTGGTCCAGCCAGTCGGACAGGCCGTTCAGGGTCTGCTTGAGATCCGGGGCAATGTCCTCGCCCAGATCCAGCATGGTGGCATCAAGCGTGTTCTGGAAACGCTCGCGGCTGGCTTCGAGCGTTTTTTCAAACGAGTGCCATGCCTTTGCTGCTCGTCCCTGCCGGTTCTCCATTTCCTGAAGAACCTGATTGAACTGAGAAAACTCGTCGGCGAGCATGGGGGCCATGCCTGTCAGGGCCTCGGACGATTCGAACAGGCGGCCCATGCTCATGCCGCTGGCTTCGGCCTGCTTCTTGATCAGAAGCAACGCCCCGGCAAGGCCGTACTGCTGGACAAGCGCCTCGCCGCTGGCCACGTTCATGGATTCCAGCAGATCCCGCATGCGCTCCTGCGGCTTGATCAGTCCCATCAGAATGGCGCGATACTGGGTGGCGGCCTGCGACGTGGTTCCGGCGGTCTGGGAGATGGCTGCCAGAGCCGCGCCCATCTCTTCCGCCTTGACGCCGAGCAGGCCGGATATGGCGGCCACGTCGCCGATGACCGGCACGAGCTCCGCAAAACTGGTCTGCCCCTCCTTCTCGATGGAGAACAGCAGATCCGCCGCGTCCGAGGCATCCCGGAACTCACCGTCCAGCCCCTTCATGACCTTGGTGAGCGCCTTGATGGTCTTGGACTGCGAAACGTGCGCTCCCTTGGAGGACTTGGCTGCAGTGGTCAGCACCTCCATGGCGGCGGCCGGTTCCTTCACCCCCGCCGAGATGGTCTGGTAGTATCCCTGCACCAGTTCGGTCATGGTGCCGAGCGAGTGCGGCAGTTCGCCAAGCTGCGAGTCGATCTCCTGCAGCGACTGGTCGGTGACCTTGGACATGTCGCGCAGGCTCACCTCGTACTGCTCGAACCGCTGGGTCACGTCCTGCAGGAACATGGCGCCGCCTGCAGCCACGAACGCGTTCTGCAACGTCATGGCCCGGCGCGTGAGCCCGTCAACGGCCAGCCCCGCCTTGCGGAGCTGGCTCGTTGCCATGTCTTTTGCGCTAATAATTATCTGCGTTTCCGGCATCGTTCCTCCGGGCCATCCGGTTCAGTTCGAATTGCTCCAGGTGCTTGAGCCTGCGAAAAACCCCGGCATCCACGTCCAGCGGCGGGTCCTGTCTTTCGGCCACCCATTCCACGGCGGGCCAGTCCAGCCCCACGGGGCCCAGCGGCCCGACCCTCCACTGGTTGTTGCAGTCTATCCAGAGGCGCCAGACAGCACGGTTTTCGGGCATGAGCTCCGGGCTGTCCGCGCGGACCTCGCATTCGGCGCACTCTGCGGCGGTGCCGTTACATGTGTCGCAGTAGGCAGCTCGGTCCGGGTCCGCGACCCAACGCCAGACCGCTAGGAGTTTTCCGCCAGCTCGGGCAGGGTGAACGTGTGGCGCTGGGTCTCGGACACCAGCAGCATGACGTCGCGGTTGGACTGGCGAATCTCATCGAACAGCTCCTCGCCGTACAGATTCTCCACCATGCGCCGCACGTTTTCGCGCGCTTCGAGCACATCGAGTTCGGCCTCGTCCTCACGGCGGCGCAGAATTTCCGTGGCCTCGTCAAAGCCGAGCCCCTTGAGTTCAACGGTCTTGCCGCAGTCCGGCAGCAGAATGGTCTTGGGCATCTATTCCTCCCAGGTCTTGATTTCGTTGCGCAGCCGCACCACGAGCCCGCTGCCTTCGGAGGCAACGTCGTGGAAGGCGCTGTAACTGAACTCTTCCTTCACGCCCTTGGGCCCGGAGATGGCCGGGGTGTTTCGCTGATACAGGCATTCGGGCAGCAACAGGGACAGCTGGTAGCCGCTGTTCACCAGCAGGATTTCCAGCCGTTTGCGCTCGCCGGTGTTGGATGCTTCGAGAAACCGAGTGTCCTTGAACAGCGCGGTCATCTGTCCGGACAGCGTCATGAGGCCCTCGGAGAGAGAGCCGCGACGGCCGTCGGCGCCGATGGTGTAGCCGTCCTCGGTGTCCAGATCGTTGGACACGTCCAGCGAAAACGTCTTGAGCCGGTCGGCGAGCAGCACGCCGTCTTCGAGAATCCGCGCCTGACGCTGCTGGAACTTGTGCAGCGGCAGGCGGACGGCGGAGGCGTCATAGGGCTGGGTGGAGTCGGTTTCGCCACGGCCGACGATATCCAGGCTGGCCGACATGGCACCGGATTCGCCTACGCTCAGGCCCAGCGAGTTGAGCTTGAGGCCTTCGCACACGGCGTAGAGCGGCAGGTCCGGAAAAGCCTTCTCAGCGAGGAAGCTGGGCATGTCGTCAACCACCACATAGGTGTGATCGAAGAAGCCGGCGCTGGCGGTCGGGGTGTCGTCGAACGACTCTTCGACGAAGGCGGCCGTGATCACTATTGCATCCAGACCGGACCCCCGACCCACGACGTGCGTGCCGTCATAATTGACCGTGCCGGTGATGACGACTTGCGCGCCGACCGGCAGGCCGTGCCCCTTGCTGGGCAGCGCCACCGTGCCGTCGCCGCGATCCGCTGCATCGCCGAGCAGCGTCACGACCCGGGCCAGCTGGACGGTTTCGGTGCCGTCGAACGCTTCGGCGGCATAGGGGGCGGCAATCACCAGTTCGTTGTCCGTGGTCTCGGTGGCCAGCGAGTGCGCGCCGTCGTAGCCGGTGGTGCCGGAGATGAGCACGGGAGCGCCTGCCGCAAGGCCGTGTCCGGTGGCGGGCAGGCCCACCTTGCCGGCCCCCTTGTCCACGGCGTTGCCCGCGTCCAGCGTCAGGGCAGGCACGGGCTCGGTGGTCGGCAGGCCGAACAGGCCGCGCAGCCAGATGCCGAAGGAATGCGCGTCCACGGGGACGTCGGCGCTGCCGCGCTCGTCGGTGAGTCCTTCGTCCGGCGCCACCGGGTTGCGTGAGCCGGTCAGGATTTCGTCCGGCGTCTGGTCGCGCGATTCGGCCACCTCAAACGAACGGACCGGGACCCGAAACGCCTTTTTGACGCCGGGCCGCACGCCGTAGGCGGCTTCGAAGTCCACCGTCACCGCGCTTTTGTACCCTCTTGCCTGTCTACCCATGGTGTCCTCCTAAATGGTGTTGTCCTCGACCACCTCGAAAATCAGGTGGCGCTCAAAGAGATGTTTGCCCGGGCGCGAGGTCTCTCCCTCCCAGGACGACGGTGCGGCTTCGCACCCTTCCAGCGCATCAAGCGCCAGCGATTCGAAGCGGCGGATCAGGCCGTAGCCGCGAACCTCGTATCCGTTCGCCAGTTCGTCGCGTTCACGGCAATTCAGGCCGAGCGCCATCAGCACGGTCCTGCGGGCCGTGCTGCGCTCGAAACCGTCGCGGTCGGCGAACGGGACCACGGCAATGTACGGCGCATCCCCGCTGCCGTGGGGCGCTCTGGGATCAAAGCCCAGAATCAGCACGGGCTCGCCGCCGAGCGTGTCCCGGCAGAAGTCCTGCAGCGCGGGAAAATCCTGCAATGCTGCGACCCATTTTTTGGCGATTTCGTAGCTGTCCATGCGTTACCTCAAAGCGAAAGCCCGGCTGGATTTGCCGAGGTAGTAGGAAATCTTCTGCTCGATCCGCTCGAAAATCTCGTCTCGCGTCCCCTCGTAGACCGGGGTGATCAGATCGCGGGGCGGGCTCTCGATGGTGTCCTCCGCCGGGATGGGCAGCCCGGCCGCGCCGAAGAACCGCCGCATCTTGTCCGTGACGCGCGTGCTGAAGCCGCGCTGCAATGACCACGCGCGCCGGGCCGCTGCCGGAGAGAGCCAGCCGACGCGTACGCGCATGAGCCGCTTGTCGCGGCGGTAGCCGACGGCCTTGACCAGCTGGCCGTATGCGTGGGTGGCGGGCTGCCGGAAGTGCCCCTTCGCATCATCGAGAACGCGCTGCTGCTGAATCTCGGACAGTTCGGGCCAGTTCTCGCCGGGCGGATCCTCGTCGTAGACCGTGTTCTTGATTTCCTGCTGCAACCACCAACCCGCTGACCCGAGAGCGCGGTTGAACTCGGACGGGAACGTGCGCACCAGAAAGGCCATGAACGGAGCCGTGGTGTCCCGGATGGCCACGCGGGCCCCGCCCCGGTGGGACGAGTAAAAGGGATAGGTCCGGAGCACGGTCTTGCCCTGATGGCCCTTGACCGGAAAACGGACCGTGCCTTGGTATCCCTCGAAATCGCTCCAGCTGCTCATGCCGGGCTGCTCCCACGTTGTTCGGCCACGCAGCGCAGGCGCCACCAGATCGGGGTCGAAGTCCGGGGCAGGGCATCCACCTGACGGATTTCGTACAGCCGGGTTTCGAATTCGATTTCGTCGCCGTACACGGGAGGCTCGGGATGATCCGACACGGCGAGGCGAAACGATGCGTGATACCCCAGCCCGTCGAACAGCTCGGCATCGAACCCCGACGGGGCAGAGCCGAACCCGAAGACGGTGACCACCGCTCGGGTGGGCACCGCTTCACCGGTCTCGGCCACGTAATCGACCGCGCGGCCGCACTCGTCGAGCATGGACTGGGCATGATCGGACGTCAGCATGCATCAGCCCTCGCGTTCCGTGGCAGGCAGCTCTTCCAGATCGGGCAGGGCTTCCAGCTCGCGGGTCCGGGCGTTGTATTCCTCGGGCGTCGGCACGGTGTAGCCGTCGTCAGTCAGGGCTGCGGCTATCTGGGCAAACGTGGCCCCGACCCTGAGCGCACCTTTGATCATCAGCAATACTTCCATGGTCCTGTCCTCCGACATTGTCTTATCCTCCGAGGATTCGGTTCATCGCCGCCTTGGCCTGCGTCAGCAGGGACCGGGCCTTGTCCAGCAGGACGGGCCAGTCTCCGGGACGCGTGCGGGAGTATCGCCACGTGTCGGTGGCGTTGCGCAGCAGCACGAGGACGGTCTTTGTCCGGTTGAGCAGCGGGGCCACATCCGTCTTGAGCCGTATGCGGGTGTCGGGTTCGACCTGCGGCAGCAGCTGGCGGTATTGCGTATCGACACTTTCAAAGGCCGTGGTGATTTCGTCGGTCACGGCCACGGCCTGTTCGTGGGGCGGCAGGTTCTTGAGCGCGCAGCCGGAAAGGGCGGGTCCCAGCGTGACGATAAGGAGCAGGACGCCGAGCCCGGTCTTGTCGGGCTTGCCCGCCACCACCTTGTCCCTGGCCTTGATGCGGCCGTAGATCGTCCCGACGGTGGTCGCCACGGCTGCCAGCAACGTCAGGATCTTTTCCAGCTCGCCCGCCTGCACATCGAGGCCGAACAGGCTGAACAGCAGCACGCCCATTCCGGCGAGGCTGGAAATGACGGTTTTCGATTGCAACAGATTCTTTTGCATCAGACCTCCTGCAGTCTGCGGTTGAGCTCGGTGACGCGCCTCGTCCATCCGAGCAGGTATTTCATGCTTGCGGAACGCTCCCGGCAGATGCCCCGGTAATGGTCCATGCGGTTGAGCAGCACGTCCTTGGCCAGCAACAGCGAGCGAGTGCGGGAGTTGCCGACGTAGAAGTCCATGGTGCCGAGGGTGCGGGTGCCGATCACGCCGTCCACCACCAGCGACGGAACCACCTCGCCGTCGATGAACTGGGCGTTGATGCTGCGCTGGAGCAGCCGACCGGCCGCACGGAGACCGAGGTTGACCGCCGTGTCGAACATGACCAGCGCCACATGGGCGGGCATCTGGTCGCAGTTCTGGGCATGCCAGTAGTCGCGGCGATATATTTCCTTGGCGCCCGCACGGGTCAGGGCCGCGATATCCACGTCGGGGTACGCCCGTGCGGAGATGCCGAATTTGGTTTCCCCGCCCGGATCGTCAGGGTCGTTCACATAGCCGCCCTCGTGCTCAAGCACGAAGGTCAGTGCGTATTCGAGACTGTTCATAAAGCCCTCCTGGGGTCGCCGGAGTCCCGGCAGTGGCGCAGCCGCTCCATGAGCCACGCGGGCAGACGGATGCCCAGCGCGGCGAGATGGTCCGCTGCGGAGAGAAATTCGTTGATGGCCAGATACGCGATCATCAGGTCCCGCGCCGGGCTCTGGAGCCAACTCGTGGAAATGGCCAGATCCAGCACGTGGGCAATGGCGACGGCGATGACGTAGAGCAGAAACTTGCCGATGCCCTTGCGCATCTTCGCCAGCGACAGCCGCCTCTTGTAAAAGGCGCGCGAAAAGCCCAGCAGATAGTCGGCGCAGAACAGAATCGTGAGGGCGCCGAACGGCAGGTCGAACCCGCCGAGCAGCCAGCCCACGACGCCGAGGCAGGTGCCGCCGATGGCCTTGAGGCCGAACTGATCGGCAACGGGAGCGCAGAGGGCGCGCAGGGTGAGGATGGCGTCGAGGAAACTGTCGCTTTGCATGACCGCTCCGGGGTTGCCCCCGCCTGCGGACCATGGGGGTGGCGTGTCCGCAGGCGGGGATGGTACGGAGGTTAACTCTTGTCGTCGGGGGTTCCGTTGGCGAGCTGCGCTTCCAGCCCCTTGGCGTACTCCACGGCCTCGTCCAGCTTGGCCCTCAGGTCCTCGTTCTCGGCCTTGAGGGTTCTGGCGGTTTCGTTGGCACTGTCGAGTTTGGCCATCATGTCCGCCGTCTCGGCGGACATGGGGGGAGTGGCCGAATCGTCCTCGCCGGGCAAGGCGGCCAGTCCATCCTTGAGCAGGCGGTCGGCTTCGTTGACGGGGAGGGGGTGAACCTTTCCGGCGGCGTACTTGTACTCGCCGTCAAACAGGGTCGCGAGCAGCTTGACTTTTTTGGTTTTGGCCATGGCTACACCACCTTGTTGTACATGAACGCGCCGGGGTTCTTGGGCAGCGGCACCGGGCGGGATTCCATCAGGACGAACAGCGCGGAGGGGTCGTTCTCTTCGTACGTCTTGACGAACTTCTCGCAGGGGCCGGGGCACTTGAGGTCGTTGGGCAGGCCGAACTCGATGGAGTTGTCGGAGCTGCGGCTGCCGGCCACGGCATAGTCCGGGTGCAGCAGCTGCTTGGCCACGCCGTCCTCCTGATACGTGCCGCCGTAGACGTAGATGTCCACGCCGTTGACGTTGCCCTTGTACAGGCTCTTGACGCGGGGCGAGAGTTCGCCCACGTCAAGGCGGCGGTTGTCCAGCTTGTCGGCGATGCGGTCGCGGAAATGCTTCCACGCGTTGGTGCCCAGCACCACGGTATCCATGCCGCAGCTGGAGGCTTCGAGGATCACGTTGTACCAGTCCTCGAACTGGCCCTCGGGGTCGGCGCCGGGATCGGACCACAGGGCGGTGCCGGACAGGGCCAGCTTGTTGTCGGCGGGCATGAGGTAGTCGATGTGCACCTTGGCGTCTTCGCCGCTGAGCGTGATCTCGCCGGTCAGGGCCATGGCGCAGTACAGTTCGTAGGTCAGCTCCAGCCGGTCGTCGAGGTTCTTGAGATCGGCGGCCAGCTTGGCTTCGACGCGGTCCATCGGAGCGCCGGGGCTGCTGGGCGCGGTTCCCGGGACCTTTTCCTTGAGCAGGTCCACCCCGGAATAGGGGAGCTTGGGACGCAGCCGGGGCGCCTTGACGATGCGGCTTTCCCGAGACGTGGCGTCCACGACCTTACCGCGCGAAACCTCGGAGACGACAGGGATCACTTCCTTGCCGCCGACCACGAGCTCCAGTTCCACGGTATTGGTCTCAAGCGCATTGCGCCTGCTGAAAAACAGCTCCTTGAACAGTCCCGGGAAATGCGGGAACCGCTCCACCACACCCATCATGGTGTAGATGTCGAACGGGTTGTACGAAATAGTCATCGCGTCCTCCTAGATCACGAACAGGCCCACGCCGCGAAGCTGGGCGATGGCGGTTTTCTTCTCGGCTTCGGTGATGCCGTCGGGCCAGATCAGGCCGTCTTCAAGCATCTCGCCGTGGATGTAGACGGGTGCCGCCTCGTCGCCGGCCGCGGGAACCGTGACGTCCATGGCCAGAACGCAGACAGCGGCATCGCTGCCGTCCGCGGCCGCCGGATCGAGCTGCACGTGTTTGTCCTCGGCGGTGATCACTCCGAGCACGGTGCCGGATTCGAGCGTGTACTCGGCTCCGGTGGACTTGAGCTGCACGCTGTCCATGATGGGCTGATGGTCGCCCACGAGTTTTCTGACAACGCGGGATATGGATTCGACGCCGTAGTTCATGTCTCCTCCTAGCGGGTTGCGTGCTTGACCATGCGGTCGATACCGGCCTCGCGGGCCGCCTCTGCGTTGTCAGCGCGTGCGCCGCCCGGGTCCACGTTGTCCTGCATGGCGGCCTGCAGCCCCTGCAGGATGGAAGCGCGAGCGTCTTCGGGCTGCTGCGCGTCCGGGGCCTGCTTGGACGATTCCTCCCCGCTCTGCTGCGGCCCGTCCTTCTGCGGAATGATACCGAGCGCGGTGATCTGTTCAGCGCTCAGACCGGCACTGACGCAGGCCTTGATGCGTGCGCTTGCCTTTTCATCGAGCAGGGCTTCGACAATGCTCATGACGCGTTCGGTGGAATCGGTGGCGGCCTTGGTCACCGCCTCGTCCAGCTCCTTGCGAACCTTGGCCTGTTCGTCCTGACTGACGCTGGCCACGATTTCGCGGACCGCCTCGGGGTATTCGGCCCGCAATTCCTTTGCCGTTTTGCCCATGGTCTCCTCCTTGATGAGTTTGATGAGCTGTTCCTTGGGCATGATGCCCTTCACCAGGCCGAGTCCGAGAGCGTCCTCAGCTCGGAAAACTTGTCCGTCCGCCCAGTTGGCTGCCTTTTCCGCGGCCAGCCCCATGTTCCGGGCGACGGTCTCCACGAACAGGCGGTAGTTGCCGTCAAGGCTGGCCTGCATGCAGTCGCGCGCTTTCTGGCTCAAGGGTTCGTCGGGGTTGCCAAGCGCCTTGTATGCACCGGCGTGAAGCCAGGTAGGGGTGATGCCCACCTTGTCGTTGAACTTACTCCAGTCCATGTGCAGGCGGAGCACGCCGATGGAGCCGACCGAGGCGGTGGGGGCGCTGGCGTAGACGCGGCCGCCGGCGCTGCCTATCCAGTAGGCCGCGCTGGTCATCTGGCTGTTGGCCAGCGAGTAGACGGGTTTGAGCGCGTTCGCTTCGCGCAGGTATTCGCCAAGTTCGTACACCCCGGCCACGGTCCCGCCCGGGGAGTCCGTGTCGAGCAGAATGGCGTGGACCGAATCATCCTCCAGCGCCGCCGCAACGGACTTGCGAATGCCGCTGTACGACTGACGAAACCACGAGCGCGGCGAGAGGCTGCCCGTGACGGGGATCACGGCCACGCCGCCATCCACCTTGTAAGGCACCGTTTCCGCATCGCTTCCCGGGAAAACCAGCGACGCCGTTTCCTTGTCACGGACGGCGTGCAGGACTCCGGCAAGGGCGTCCTCGGTGATGGCCCACGACGAGCCGAACAGGTCGGTGGGATCAGGCTGCATTGTCATCTTCCTCCTTCAGACCGGCCTCATGGAGACGCTGTTTTTCGCGCTTGCGCTGGTCCACGGTGTCTTCCCAGTCCTGCCCCTGTTCGGCGGCCACGTCGGCCAGCGTGAAGATGCCGGCGTCAAGACCCTTGATGTAGGACACGACTTCCTTGACCGGATCCACGTAGCCCCGTGCCGGACCGATCCAGCGGGCGCGCGTCCAGAGCTGACGGGCCTCGTAGAAGTCAGGACCGGAGCCGGTGGACCACATGCCGCGCAGAAAGGCCTCCTCGATCACGCAGTTCCAGCAGATCTGGGCGAAGTGGGCACCGGCGTGGGCCCGGTAAATCTGGAACATGCGCCACGCTTCAAGCATTGCGGCGCGGGCGCTGGAATAGTTGGATTCGGAAAAGTCCTTGCTCAGGACCTCGTAGGGGATGTTCAGGCTGGCGCTCATGGCGCGCAGGACCACCTTGGAAAATTCCACGAAATTCGGACCGGGAATGTTGGACGAAAGCGTGCGTGCGTCGTCGCCCGGGCGGCCGTAGATGACCTGTCCCGGCGCGTATTCCTGCACCATGGGATATTCCTCGGCGCCGAAATCCTGCTGGCCTTCGAGCGCGGGCAGGGTCGGCGGGCCGCTCTGGGAAGAGATGAACACCGGGAACGACGCGGCGATGATCTGGCCGATGAGGCTGTAGTCCAGCGCCGTATCAAGCTGGCGGTGCAGTTTTGCGCCCGAGGAAAACACGCTGCGGCCGCGGTACATTTCCGGCTGGGTGTAGCGGTAGCAGTGGATGAAGCCGGGCCAGTGCCCGCGACGGGCGGGGACCCGTTCGAAGTCGGGTGAACTGAGGGTGGCGGCGGGCGTGCCCTTGGGCGGGTTGCCCACCCAGTACGCCACCGGGCGGCCGTCGTCGTCGATCTCCACGCCGTCGATGATGTCGGTTCGCGTCTGCATGTTTGCGGGCGTCGCCACGCGCTGGGGGTGCAGGTCGAGCAGGCAGAATCCGAAGGTCCTGCCGGGCGCTTTGGACATGCGCGGCAGGAAAACGGAGTCGCCGAGCGACAGCATGGTGGAGATGTTCATGAACTGCAGGTCGCCGAACGTGGCGAGTCCGCGGCTGTGGGATTCGGTCTGCCACAGCTCGAACGCGGCTTCCATGTCCGCCTGAATCTGCATGGCCTCGTCTTCGGGAATGCCGAGCAGGCGGTAGGGGAGGGAGGATTGTGCGCGTAGCCCCCGGCCGATGACGTTGGCGGCGGTGGACTCGATGGCTCCGGCCGCGAACGGGTCCGACTCCACGAGCTCCTCGGCCCGGCGCTGGATCAGGCTGCGCTCCAGAGCCTCTTCGTGGGGAGAGATGACATGATGCGGCGCCCAGCCGGTGTAGCCCGTGCCGTAGCGGCCTGCGGGGCGACGAACCGGACGGCGGCCGCGCGGACGAATTGCGGGAGATTTCAGCTTGCGAAAGCTCATCGCACGGGCCTCCCCGAAACGATGGTCAACCCGCCGGGCTTGCCGTCGAGCTTGTTCAGCTCGTCCTCGGCATAGTCGAGCATACTGCGCAGCCCTCGTATGCTGGCCAGCGTGTAGCTCTCGCCCTCGATCTCCACGGTCTGACCCGCCGCCACGCGCCTGAGTGCGCTCTTGTAGACGCCGATCAGCTCAACGAGTTCCTGTCTGGTCCATACGCTCATGCCCCGGAGCTTGATGCTCGTGGCCTGTGATTGTCACGGAACCCACGGAACACACGGAACCCATGGACGGAAATATGAGAAAAGAAAGGCCGGGTTCTCACCCGGCCGTTGGAAATGGCTTTTATGTGGCTTAACTACTTTCGGAGGCGGATTGTGCCATGGGTTTCATCAGGAATTCCACCGCAGATCCGGCTCCTCCAACCCCATCTGAGCTTGAACTATAGCCAGTGCATTGGGGCGAGAAGATGCACGATGCTGCCTGTACGAGAATCGTATCGGTGCTAGCAGTATCTCCGGCCGCATCCACAAGGGCCCTGTAGGTAATGAGAGCGTTGTGTCTATGTTTGTTCACAACATAATTGTGTTTGTGAGAAAAATAGTTGCGGGCACAGAAATAAAGCGAATAGGTGAGCACACCGAAAACCAATACTTTGCTAACGACCAACTGGACAGCCTCAAATGTAGAATCAGGAGTCAAGAATGGTATCTTATGAAAACCGAAAGTCAGAACTGCATATGAGATGAGAGCGCCCGCACAGAATAACGCGCGCTTATACCAAGTATTGGCATTACCAGCCTCTTCTGTCGCTGAGTCTTTAAAGAATTTCGCCTGCTGTGTAACTCCTTGCTCTGCAGCCGCTTCTTTGATTCGTTTAAGAACCTCGTCTGCTTCATTGCTCTTTGTACTTATTTCAACATTGACAGAATCCATCTCATTTTTGAGCTTTTGAAGGTATGCTAAAGATTTGGATTCTAACGCTTCGAAGTCAGCACTGCGGTGTAGAGAATATGAAATAAGAGGGCTAAGGCGTTGAAATATCCCAATGTAAGCATCGCGAACAGCGTTGATTAGTTGGTCGCGAGCATTCTCTCCAGCTGAAGCTTTGAATTCTAGTGCAGTGTTGAAGCGGTTTAGAGTTGCAGTCGTGTCTTGTATTACTATGTCAAGTTGTTGAGTAGGGAAGTCTTCAAGAGCAGAAGGGGACAGTTTTTTGAAAAAATCAACAAGGCGCTGGGCGTGTGGAACTATATCAGTCAGCGCCATCTCGCTTCCGAGTTGGTCCACTCTGGGCAAGGTTTGGACGTCAAACTGTTGCACCTCTATGAGACTTTTTTCGGCTTCTTCGAGTTTTGAGAGTTCTTCTGACATAGTTCGCTCCGCTTAGTTACATTCTACAGCTTCAATATTCGTCCACACAGTTCCGGTCTCACCGGCCGGACGGATCTCGCACATCCCGTCCCACGTGACGTCTTCACGGAAAACCTTCACACCGTCACGCGTGATCCCCACCAGTCCCGTCTTTGCCAGCTTCATGAAAGCGGCTCGATCCTTCTGGGAGATCATGCGCATCGCCTTGTCGAACAGTTCTTCCGAGGCCGCGAAGACATAGCCTTTCTTGGTGTAGCAGGGGCCTCCGGCAAAGGCCGAGGCCGAGAAGATGAAAAGAAGCGCCGTCGAGAGGAGCAGCGTTTTCATGGCAGGTCCGAGGCGGCCCGGTTTCGTGCACGGACGGGCAGGCCGGGTGCCTCGACTGTGCGGTGATCCAATCTCTTTGCGTTCGCCTGATAACGTATAGGCGGTAAAAAGTGGATACCCGCAACTTTGTTTTTTTTCAAGGGGTCAGCAGCCGATCCGCCTCCGCTTCTTGAACCGCTCCACATCCGAGAGCGGCACGCGGATGCCCCGGTTTTTGCCCACCCGGAAGGCCTTGGGGAACTCACCCTCGTTCAACAGTTCATAGAATGCGCTTTTGCCGATGTTCAGCATCTTGCAAACCGTCTTGTAGTTCAGAGCCGGATCCTCGTGCGTCATGATTACCTCGAAAACCAGGTTGGGCGCGTCCCCACCAGAGAACCTTGTCTGGCCGGGCGGGCTGTGGGTTGCTTGGGGGCGGAGCCGGGCCGCTTGAGGAAGGGACCGCCGAGCGCATACCATGCGGCTCTCGCGTACACCTCGCAGTCCCAGTAATGGTTGTCCTTGTGGTCTGGACAGAGCCAGACGCGCTTTTCCTCATCGAACCATTCTGCGCAGAGCTGCTGGGCGTAGTCCTGAGACGTGTCCGCGTGCAGGTGGAACATGCCCGGATCGCCCGGCTCGATGGCCATGGCCGCAGCGAGGTCGTTCTTGAAAAAGGTCGTGTCGATCTGCATCAGGCTCAGCCCGCCCGGGATGCGGCTCTTCGTGCCGGGGTAGTATTCGATGTCCGAATATTTGACCGGCGTGGCCGCCAGATACTGCTTGCCCTGAATGGGCATGATCTTGCCCCGGTGTCCGGCGCAATACTGGTAGACTTCGCGCGTCCGGTCTCCCATGGCATCGATGAGCGTCAGCCGGATGGGGTGCACGTTGCCGTCGGCGTCCCGGTATTCCGAGCCCCAGAGCACGGACGTCAGGTCCTCGAACGTAACGACCTGACCGGCGCGCACCAGCCAACTCTCCCAGTTCTCTCCGTAGGCAAACGCGCGTATGGAGTAGTAGAAACCGCGCTTCTGGGTGTCCACGCCGGCCACGAGTCCGGCGATCAGAGACCGTTCGCCTTCGGGCGTGGCGGGCACGCGGCCGCGTGGGCGGCTGTCGCACAGTGCCAGTATGCGGTCTTCGTCGCGTTGGATCTCATACTCCTGCCACGGCTCCGCCTTGATGGCGTTCATGAAGTGACGCAGGTGGGCCAAGCGCTGCCGGTTCTTTTTGTCGTTTCCCTTGAGGAACCAGTAAACGCATTCGGACAGGGAGACGAAGGTCGAAAGCCACGCCGGGATATGGAACGCCACGGACTTGGGTTCGGCCTGCCGCAGATGCTGCGTCAGCTCCATGCCCGTGGATTGCTCTCGCCACTGTCCGGCGCGGACCGCGCGGTCGCGAGCCGAATCATCCCAGAAACCGCCGCAGTGGGGACATTCGTACCAGGCAAGCGCCTTGTTCTTGATGACTTCGGGGTTTCGTTCGTCTTCGGGAAATTTGATCTGGTCGAAGGCCATGACATGGAACATGCCGCACTCGGGACAGCGCACCCAGAACTCGAAACGGGCCACCGCGTTGTTCCACGCCAGCCAGATCGGCCCGTCCTCGGTGGTCGGGGTGCTGATGCGCCAAACCTTCTTGTTGTAGCGGTAGGTCGTGGTGCGGGCCAGCGCCAGCGATATGGGGTCGGCCTCGTCCTTGCTGGTCAGGCGCGGATACTTGTCCACTTCGTCCAGCACCAGATAGCGGATAGGGCGGTTTCCGAGTCGGGACACCGACCGCGCCCACGCCATGTAGAGCGGCATGCCCACGAGCTTGAGCTTGATCCCGGTCTTGTCATGATCGCTGCCGGAGAGCAGGTCGCGGAGCTCCGGGGATTCCTCGAACATGGGAGTGATGCGTTCGCGGTTGTTGTCTTTGGCCGTTTCAATGTCAGGGTAGACAAACATGCCCGGGCCCGGGTCGAAGCTGGAGGCGTAGCCGATGCAGTTGTTGACGAATTCCGAACCGCCGACCTGAGGGGACTTGATGACGGCCACGTCCTGCACCGCCGGATGAAAGCTCGACTCCATGATACCGGTGAGGTAGGGCGTGCGCGAATTGCGCCATGGTCCGGGCTTCGAGCTCATCGACAGGACGCGGGCGTGCTCGACCCACTTGCTGATGGGTTCGCGCCGACGCTTGCGCATGACCTTTCGCACCTGATGCCCAAGGCCGAAACGGTGGCGCTGCGCCTCTAGGCACAGGGTTCGCACGGACTCGGGCAGCCAATCTGGCGGAGTGACCCGCACCCGGCGGACCTTGCTCTTTCCTTTCTGGGCGGGAACAGGTTTAAGCATCGCTGAAAATGACCTCCAGACTGCCGCTCGTAGCCAGTTGCGTCAGTTCCTCGTCAAGGATGGAGTCCAGCAGCTTCTTCAATTCGTGCTCACGCTCAAGGTCTCCGCGGACCGCCTCGATGAGTCTGGCCGCGTCATCCTGAAAGCGCTGCTTCACAAGCGATTCGATGGCGGTGACCACGCCTGCCATTTCCAGGTAGTGATCCTCGCGGGGGATGTGCTTGCCCTCAAGAATCTCCAGTTCCCGCGCCTCTCGCTGCTGCCGCTGTTCCTCCCGGAGCGTGCTGGCGATGAGCTTGCGCTGCTGCCATTCGTCCACCGGAAAATCGTCCGCTTCCTTCTCGGGAGGGACGTCAAGGGGCTTGAGGGTAGTGGCGTACTGGCGCAGCGAGGCGGGAGGGATGGTTTTGTCCGGCAGGACCTCCACGGTCCCGGCGCTACAGTCCTTGTAGAACTTGGACTTTCCTATTTTGTATCGGGAGCTCAGCCAGCGAAGAGCCTCGGCCTTGGTGAGGTGATCCGGTATGTCCATGCGTCACTCCTTGGGGTTCTTCGCGATTCATAGCGGCTGGGCGGGCTGAGACTCAACCTTTCCGGATGACTGTTGTGAAGAAAACAAAAGGCCGGCGATGCGGGAAGCGTCACCGGCCTGTGAGGGCGTGGGTATGAATTCGGCGGTCAATCGCCACCGGCGGTGGGAACGAGGTTGTAGAATACGCGGCTGGTTGGCGAAACCTGCACCACGCCGGGCACCTGTTTGAGGTGGCGGCCGAAGGTGTTGTGGCTTGGAACGGCGTCACGCTCAATGCCCTGTTCCTCACGACACCAGTCAACAAACCGTTTGTACAGGTGGATGGCCTGAGTCTTGAGTCGTCGCGGCATGGTGCCTCGGACGACGTCTACCACCTCGTAATGTGCGGCTATGAACTCTCGCACCAGTTCCCCCGGACCGTCCGACGGGCCATGGGGTTCTCCGGCGGGATCGCTCTTGGCGCTGAACAGGTGGCAGAACTCGGCGTACAGGCGTTTCACGTCCTCTTCGCAGCCATCGCCGAGCTTGGCGGTCTGCACGGCGGTATGCATGGCCTGAGCCCGAAGCGCTGGTTTGAGTCGCAATGATGCAGAAGGGATGGCTCCCGCGTGACCGGCAGCTTCGTATCGCCCCTGTCTGCGGATGGCGGGCAGCACCTCGGAAGTGACCCACTTGCGAAACCGCCTTGCTTCGGGCTTGCGGCTGGTGAAGATCAGGGCGTAAAGGCCGGACTCGGAAACGGCGGAGACTTTCTGGGAGCCGCCAAGGGTGTCCACTACTACCGACCCCCTTTCATCGTCTTCAAGTCGAGACACGGCATCGCGATGCTTCCCAATGGAGAGAACCCCACAAATATCCTTCGCCACGAACCACGGCTCGTCCTCGCGCATGACCACCCGCACCGCGTCGCCGTCAAAATCGAACGGAAGCACGCTACTCATGGGCAGCCTCCCTTGAACGGGCGACGGGCTTCTCTGATGTGGTGCAGAGGGCGATCGGTCCGAACTGTTCCTCGATGGCCTCGAAGGTCTCCGCAAGCCTGTTCCAGTGCTTGTCCACCATTTCGCCCAGCAGAACGCGAACACTTTCGACGTCTGCCTCGCTGCCCCGCAGGGTGTCCCCGAGGCATTGCAGCGGCTGGATCAGGCCGTACAGATACATGTCCAATGATTGAAAACGGTGGTGCGGGCTGTCGTAGATGTCTTTTTCGCCCATGGTGGCAACTCCTGTTGTTTGCTAATGACTCCTTTCGATATGAAAGAAGCCGGGAGTTAGCACCTCAACAGGCGAGGCTGGGTACTTTAGGCCGAAGCCCTGGACATATCCCCACTCCCGGCAAAAAACAGGTCTGGATGCACGTGCCCAAGGAAGGGCACAAAAAAACCGCGTCTGACGGGGTGGCGGTGTCCGCCTGTTGGAGTTGCTACGCTCCGTAGCAAACAACTCGCCACAAACCGTCATGGATGTCAAGAGGGAAGGTTCAGCCGTCCTGCATAGGACGATTTTGCCCCTCAAGCTTTTGATGACAGTGCTTGCAAAGAATAGCGTCCTGTCGAATCGCTTCACGACAGAAAGGGCATCTGTATGTGGGTGGGCCTGTCGTGCTCGGTTTCTTGGCAATCATTGCGCCTATGAGGCCCCAATCGTTCGAGCCGCCCCCAAATTTTTCCGCAACGGTCGCATCGCCATGACTTCTTGTCCATAGAGGTGGACCCCCAAACCAGTATCCAAAGCCCGCATGTGAGCACCGAGAGCAAAAGGTGAAACAGATGATTTGGTGTGTGCCGTGTGATTTTTACGTGGTCTTCACATTGCGGGCAGTATGCCGTTGAAGATTCAATGCCCATGGTTACCTCCGTGTTGATTCATTAATCCGTCACCCCTTAGTTCTTGTAATACTGCAACTCCACCCCTCTCGTCGCAAACTGTATTCTGGCTGTATGCATTTGAGGGTTGGCGCGCCCCATGAGCTTGAATGGGGATATTTGGTTAGGCATCAGTGTCGTCAGTTCAAGATAGGAATAGTCGGAAGTGATGAATTCATCATTAGAGTTGAAAAAGGATATCAGCACCTTCACGTACTCAAGCCTTCTCCCGGAGATGTTCTTGACTCTCCCGTTGACGTGAAAATACCTGCCTTCTGTGAACCACTCCCACGAAAGCAGTTCAAGGTCGCTGCTGGCTATCCTCGCTTCTCGCCGACGCTTTTCCGCCAGCTTTTTCTGGTAGTGCTGCGTCTTTTTGGCGTAGAGAGGCTTGTCGAAAAGCCGGGATAGTTCCCGGTAGGCTAGATAATTGTCGAGAACATCACTTGCGGGAAGGGCTCTTGCCTTTCGGTAGAGTTGCTTTTCCAGTTTGGCTCTCTCCTGCTCCCACCGTTTCTGGACGTCCTTGTCTTCTGGCAGCAGGAAGCGAAGCTCATCCAGATCGTCCACCCGCTTCTTTGCGGAGGGGGTGTTTGCAATCCGCTTCCGAAGAAAACGAATGCGCTCGGCAGACTCTTGCTGCCAGACACCATGTACCTCTGGGTATTCCTTGGGGTCCGGGTACTGTTGGGTGATAGTATCCCGCACAAGCCGCGCCTTTCCTGCGGCAAGCTCTTTCCCGATATTGTCTATGAATCTTGTACGCTTACTCTGACCATGGTCTTGCTGCGAAAAAGACGCGTCCGTGGCTTCACGGGGCTCGTCGCCGAACAGTTGTGGTGCAATAAGACTGAAGGTGAAAAAGGCCACCAACAGAAGAAACCCGACTATCCGCATGACACCTCCCACGTCGATTGTGTGAAAAACGCATGGAAGATAGAATAATGCGTATTGCTTGGCAATCCGAATTCGGGGGTGCCCGGTCAGGTGGGGTTATTGCTGTTCCGATTCAGCCTGTTCCGTCGGTGTCGGATCGGCGGTATGGTTGGGGGGAGTGTCGTTTTTGCCGTTACGCCGGGTGATGAAAATACCGACAACGGAAGCAAGCGTTGCGCCGCAGAGAACGACGCCCCATCCGGGATGTCCTGCGTGGATGGAATAAGTCCCGGCCGCTATGGCCATGGTGCAGAAGAAAAGCGCGAACCATTGTCCGCGAGCTTCGGCTTTGCGTTCGTCTCGGACATCGCTCGTCTGGGCCGAGACAACCGTGGATTCGATTTCGTGGCGGTGGCTTTGTTCCTTTTCGGCCATGGCGATGATGCGTTCGGCCGTGCCGGGAACTATTTGCTCATAACGGTTCAGGGTCTCCGGGTCGGGGATCGGCCCTTCGTAGTGAGTTACCTGCTGAGCCATCATCAGGGAGTGTTGTCCCTCGCCGCTCGAAGATTGAGAAGACCCCGCCCCGCCTTTCTGGACGGTGGACGGGGCCTTTTGGGTCTTTTGCTTTTTGTTACGATTAGACATGATGTTGCTGTCGTATTGCTTTCCGGATGTCGTTGCCGACCTTCTCGTAGTCTGCTCGAAGTCTCTCGCCATCGGACAGGCTGAGCCGTTCGGCCGCCATCTTGTCAAGCTTGACTCGACTCGGTCCCTTTTTCCTGTGTGCAAGGACAACCATCCCGCCAAGTGCGGCAACGAAAAATCCTAACAGGTTACGGGTAGGCATGGAATCACGCTCCAGATTATGCATGAAAGTTGTGTGTGACGTCCAATGACTATCAAGTAAAGCACAAATTCGAAGGGAGTCAAGTCCGGTTTTCTGTGGACACTTCGCACGCTATTCGTGCGTCAGCGTCATTTCCCGCTTCTCCACGATCAGTTCCGGCCAATAGAATTCGATGACCTCGAAGACGCGGACCGCCAGGGAATCAACTTCCGCAGCCAGCTCCGGGTTCTCGCGGATCCACCGCGCGTCAGTCAGTTCCACCCACTGCATCGACCTGTCGGGCAGTGAGCAGAGCTTGACCGGGCAGCGTGGATAGAGTTCGCGGAAACGGATGAGATCGTCAGCCAAAGCGTCGCCCATGAGGCGCCGGACGTCCTCGACAGCCTGACGAAACTTTTTCTCTTTCGGAGACTCTTCTGGATGAGAGGACGAGAGAGCGACGCCGGCCTTGCGCACTCCCGCCTTACGTTCAATGATGGCGCGAAGTCCCGGTGAAAGGGCTGCGGAAACCCATGCGGCGATGTCTCCGCCATGGTCAGCGAAATATTCGCCCGGATCTTTTCCTTGCGGCACCGGCCACCGTTTGACCCGGCCGCCGTACGTGGCTTCCCACCACTCATATGCTTCACGGGCCACGCGCTCTTCGGCGTCCAGAGCCACAAGGATGCGGCGAGCCTGCAACAGCGCTTCGTGCATCTCGCTGTCGGGCTTGATCTTGACGGCCGTCATGGCGCAGACCCCTATGCCGGGACCGCATCGTTCAGCCACGAGGTAGGCGTCGAGCTCGCTCTCCACCACAACGAAGACAGGGGAGTCCGGATTGATCAGAACCGGACGGTTCTTGCTGCCGTCCACCATGCAGTATTTGGGGCCGCTTTCGTCATCTGCGCGACGGATGCGCAGGCGGATAAGTTCGTCGCCGGCAAAGCGGCATAGGACAAGCCCCTTGCGGATCATCAGCTTCCGTTCGCGTCCGTCCTCCCAATACTTGGCCGGGAGTCCCCACGCCGCCCTGGGGCGATACGCGCGCTTCGGGTTCCAGCCGATGGCGAACCGTTTGACCGCATTGGCATCCAGACCCCGCTGAGATGCCAGCCATTCCAGCACGTCGGGATGATCCCATATCTTGCGGCGGCAGAACTCAAAGAATTTGTACGCCTGACGCTGCCACCTTCGACGGGGAGATTCCCCCGGCGAAGGCGCCCATACCTGCCGCTTCGGGCGAGGCTTCCGATCCGCCGGTTCCATTGGCTGGTCGGCAGCATAGCGGTCGCGAAAGGCGCGGAAGCCATCACCGGAATCCTCGTCCATGCCGTTCACCACGTTGAATACGCCGATCAAATCGGAGCTGTGCTGACATCCATGGCAAACTGCGTCGTCACGGTCCGGGTAGTAGCGGAATGCGCCAAGTGTTTCCTCGCCGTGGAAAGGGCACCGGGCAAGGATGTAACTCCCGCAATCCTTGGAGTCCCGAAGGAGCCCCATGGACACCGACCGGCAGCCGTCCGGGCCGAGCCAATCAAGGGCCTTACCCATTGCCGCCCCCCCTTACCTCATAGGATTTCCGCGCAGAGGTCTGGTTCCTCGACCTTTGAGACCTTGGGGTGACGATTCTCACCGCTGGAGTCACTCGAAAAAGTGACGTATTGTTGGTGCGTTGCGGATTTGAAGTGACCTTGCAGACCCTTTTGCCGTGATTTTTCCCTCTTTTGGCTCTCTTATTATTAATAAATGATTTCCCTTTTCTTCTGAAAAGGTCTCTAAGATCATTAGAGTCAAAAGAAGAAAACAAAATCAAAGTCTTTACAGCTGCTTGGAGATTGCTGCCGACAATGACCTTTCTGTGACCATCGGTGATCCTATTCATCATGGACGGCCTTCCAGTAGTCTTCGCTCACAGTGAAGCCGAGGTAGTGCACCACGCTCGACTTCTTCGAGTCCGTCTTGCTGATTCCGGGCGTTCGCTGCACGAAAGCGGTCATCTCCCGGCCCCACTTGTTGGAGCTCCACAGGTAGCGTTTCTGCTGTACTCCGGACTCAAGCGCCCAGACCTTGAACGCCGTGTACAGATCCGAGGACTGGATTCTGCTCTGTTCGTTTTCGACACACACCTCGCGGAAGAACTTGAGGCAAATGTCCACTTCATCCCGGTAGCCTGTGGTGGCTTCCTTGACGGCCTGGCTCCATTCAAGATGGCCGTCGGCCTGCCACTTCTGACAGCCGTCAACGATCCATCGCAGGATGCCGGGCAGCTCTTGCGTCAGCTCCAGCTTCAACTTCGGGTTGTAGGGGCGTTCGAAACTCTGCCGCGGATTTTCCACGAATGAGAGGTTGAAGGGGACCACCCGGCAGCGTGACCAGAACGCGGTCTCCTTGGCCGAAATGCCCGGGCGATGGTTCGTCAGCAGGAACAGGGAGTGTGTGGGTGGAAACTTGATCGGTTCCTTGGCGTGGGGAGCGCGACACCAGACCGTATCCCCGCCGGCAAGAAACTTGACTGCGGCAGCGCTGAATCGTCGGTTTTCCTCGGTCTCCGATCCCCATATGACGCGCTTGCCGTAGAGATCGTATAATGATGCTGACGGCGCGTCCGGATTCTTGGGCACGCCACGATCGAGCAGCATTTCGGACTGGATCGGCGAGGCGTAGTCACCCAACACCTGAAACAGCGTTTCCAGCATGGTGCCCTTACCGTTCTGGCCATGCTCACCGTAAAACAGATGGAACCGGTTGATGTTCGCCAAGCCAGTAATGGAGTAACCGAATACCTTCTGAATATATTCGATGGTCTCCACATCACCGTCGAATATTTCGAGAAGGAACTGTTCCCAGGTATCGCACTTTGCGTCCGGGTCATACTCGGCTGGGCTGGCAGTGCGGATGTAATCCTGCGGTCGCCCCGGCTCCAGCTCGAAGGTTTCGAGGTTGATGACGCCGTTGGCGCAGGCGAAGCGCAGCGGGACTTGATCCCACTCCCCGTGGAACAGGAAGTCGTCCATGGTCTTGGCCAGCGAAATGATAGATCGCTTGCGCGTGATCTTCTTGAGAGAGTCGGCGCGGCTCTTGAAGCGCTTCTCCCATTTTTCGAGACGATCACATTCATCACCGTCGCTCGTTTCTTGCCGCCGCTTCTGGTATCGCCACATGGCGCGGGTCCATTCCTTGACCAGATCGCGAGTGCACGAGAGGACCTGTTCGCCGTAAAGCCGGCGCCATGAATGGTCCTCAAAGCGGTACCATGCGTCCTCGCGGTAGTCGTACACAAGACGACCCTCGAAGATCCTCCGGAACAGATCGGCGTCACCGTCCTGATCCTCCCAGAAGCATTGCTCATAGAACCGATCGGTGATTGGCTCTTTGCCACTGGGATTCGCACTGCCAAACTCCCGCTGCTCGTTTTGAGCGCGCTCAGTGACAGCTTTCTTAATTTCTTCTGGGTGTTGCGACTGAGAGTTAGGCAT